CTTGATACATCCAACTGCAGAACTTACCTACGACTACACGTCGAGGTATAGTTACACCTTCCAGGTCGTATACAGCGGCTAGCTCAAACTGTACTGCTAATTGATTTTCGCTAGCAACTCTATCAACTCTGTATTTTAAAGTAGGCATCTCTATCGGAGGGTTGGCGTCTCCAGACTCTCCGTAAAGATATTTTTGCATCGTTTGTCTACGAACAACTGTTGCGCCCACTACTTCATCATAATCTGTGACACCTACAGTATCTTTCAGAAGGGAGCTGACATTGGCTATTGTTATTGTTGGTCGTGCAGAAGCACCCGTCGCGCTAACTTCTACGCCTTCAATCTGCATAGGAATAGCTTTATAGGTACGTATATTTGAAGGAACTTCTTTGTCCCTCATCTGTATATCTTCAAGGTCGTCTCCAATACCTTCACAAAAGTAAAAAGTATTACCACTATGAAGTAGTGTTATTTCGAAGAGACTAACAACGCCACTATCGACTGTAGTGCCTTGTACGTCTGTTGCTATTAAATTGGTCATGCTTCGTATACTCGCCTTACGCTAACGGTTAATGAATAAAAGTTTCCGTACAAATATGTAGTTGTATACGTATCAGAAACTACTTTAATTTCTTTTTCTCCTACACCTGCATCACCTGCAGGGTCAGAAGTTACATTTGAATCTGGAATAATTAGAGAAAAAGGTGTTACACCTTTTTTGCCGTCTAAAAAATTAACAACATCGTCAATGAACTCTTTCTCTCTGTGTTGAAATTGTAGGTTATATGTTTCTCCTATAGAGTTTAAGCCTCTAACTATTCGTTGCTCATAACCGTCTCCAAACTTTGCAACATTAACATTGTGCTTACTCTGCCTGTTTAATCCTTTATCAGGAATTGCGTAGTTTGCTCCTAAGTATTTAAAACCTACAGTCATTATGCTACTCCATATGGGTTAAGTATACCGCCCGATCGTTTTTGATTCTGTAATTCATTTTGTACGGCAACTGCGATGGCTTTTCCTAGACGCTCTTGATCCATTCCACCATCGTTTTGCCCTGTTTGAGAACTTGTATTACCCGCTTCGGTTGAAACATTTACAGTTACGTTTGAAACGTTTCCTCCAGAATTCTTCATTTCAACAGGTATAGATCTGCCGTTAGGTAGAGGTACTACTGCTTCTGTACCGTGTAGCATTGCGGGATATCCTCCTTGAGACCCTTTTGCAACACCTCCACTTCTATAGCTGTTTTGTTTTTTACCTCCCTCAAATACTCCACCGTTTCTGCCTCCGTCTATTCCTAGGAAACTACCGAAACTAGTACCTCCTAAAGTACTTTCTAGCATTTTCATTACTAACATTTTAGTAATCATTTTTGCAATATCTGCAAGAATTGCTTTGGCCATATCTGCAAAGGCTTGTTTTGCGGACTTAGTTCCGTCTATAAGGGAGTTAAATGCACTTTCCATATTACTTTGTAAAGAGTCGCCAATCTTTAAACCCATTTGAGCCATTTCGTCTGCGGCCTTCTCAGCTGCGTCTCGTTTTGCTTCTGCAAGATCTATCTCTCTCTGTCCTTGCTCCATTGCTTTTTGATGTATTTCTTGTTGTACCTTGTCCATAATCAGAACATCTTCATTCCGTAGTTTGGCTAGGGCGGCCCTCTTTTCATCTAAAGCAAGAATAGCTTCTTTATGTCCTATTTCAAGTTGTTCTCTTTGCCCGAAAGCAGAGTTTAAATTTGCACCCGCATCGACTTTGGCAATTGCATTGACACTTTTTTCGTTTGCAATACGCTTTTCTTCTGCTTCTACTGCTCTTAAATTTGCAATATACTGATCGACTCCACCTGCTGCTTCGAATCTCTTATCTATCTTTGCCTGAACATCAGAGGTTAGTCCTAGTGCCTTTCCTGCGTCTTCCGCAGAGGTTCCTAGTTTTTCTATATTTTCTACATAACTTAGTACGGCCTCGGAGCTTGCTCCTTTAAGAGCAGAACTCATATTACCTAGTTGATTATGGGCTTCTTCAATATTGCGGTTAAACTTCCCGGCATTCTCGGTCATTTCCTGAACCGCTGCAGTATTACCAGAGATTACAGCTTTATGAAATGCAGGAGATATTTTCTCCAAACCCTTCATTTCAAGTCCTATTTTCTTTAGACCTTGTGAGTAGAGCTCAGCATCTCCTTTAGGAATCATCTCACCAAGCTCGTTTTGCTCTAGTCTAGGTTTGAGCTCGTCTAGCTCTCTCATCATATCCAGAACAGGAAGGCTTTGCATAGTATTAGCTTTAGCCCTATCTGCTTTCATAGGATCATAGTCTTTATCTTCGACATTAAATACTTTACCCGCAACGATAGTATTTAGCTCTTTTCCTAAGTCTTTCGCACTATCTCGTATTTGCTCTAAAGCGTCCTTATAACCCAGGGCCTCTTCTCTACCTTTTTGATGCTCATCTGCAATTTTATAGATACTTGAGTTTTTAATGCCGTCTTCTATTTTCTTTCCTAAGTCATCTCCGAAAGTAAAATCTTCAGACATTTCCAGCTTAACTCCAGGTATTTTGTTGAGCTGCTCTTTTAAGTAGTTTACAAGACCAATAGCCATGTTTGCCATACCTTGTATCATTTTTAGAGCAAATTTAATACCTTTGATAATTCCATCAAGCATAGTTCTAGGGGCGTTTACTACTGCCATGATCATATCATAGATCATCTGAATAATTCCTAGAATAACAGTACCTTTCATAGCCATGTTCATAGCTTTGCCTGCCATAGTGGCTGCTCTGCCTACTGCTTTAAATCCATTTGCTAAACCTCTTTTGAGTGCTGTACCTACAACCTTTGAACGTAGTTGTATGCGTTTAAAGAACCCCTTTATCTTTTGACCGGTGCTTCGTGTTTGGGTCTCTGTTTTCTTTAAACCATTTCCAATTTCTCTTGCAATATCTATACCAACTTCTTTAAAGATGCCTTTCGTAATTTTTCCGTGTTTCTTATACTGATCTTCCGCGGACTTAAGAGCTTTCTTTAGATTAGATTTATCTGCTCCTTTCATTTCGCCAGACGCTGCTCTTGCTAGTACTTTTGAAGTGGAACCAGCTTCTACGGCTTTGCTAGCACCTGATTTTACTTCGGCTCCGCCTTCTTCTCGTAAGCTGGCGGCTGCTTGTTTAGTCTTTTTGATTTCTTCTGCATAAGCTGCCATTGCGGACTTAGCTTCTTCGGCTTTTTGTTCCTGGGAATCGAAGAAAGATGAAATAGCTTCTTTTGCTTCTGCAACAAAAGGCATATTCTTTATGATGCCCATACCAATTGCTCCAAAGAATAGAGCAGCTACTGCGGCATTTTCGTTAAGAAAGCCTGCTAAAGCTTCGAAAGGAGGAAGTATAAAACCTGAAAGCGTTTTGGCTAAATCATTGAAGGTAGCGGCTAGCTGCATAAAGGGATTTGCTTGACCTTCCGCGTCTCCCACAACCTTATTTAGTTGTTCCATAGTCTCTAAGTATACTGCTTGTGAAGCATCCGCAGACGAAAGAGCGTCTGCTGAAATACCTAAAGATTCTGCATATTTTCTTTTTGCGGTTTCTAGTTTGAGAGTAATACCCAATTCATCAAGAAGTTCAGGCTCTGCTTTTGACACACCTCTTGTTAGTCGATCAAAAGAATCTGTAAAGTTTCGTCCTAGAACATTGGAAACTTTAAGAGCTCCTTCTGCCATTTCATCCATCTGCTCAGAGGAAAAACCTTTAGCCAGTCCCATTGCGGAAGCTGCTGCGGCAGATTGAAAGTCTAGCATTCCTTTGGAAGCTGCTCTTAGTTTATTGGTGAGACTCTCCATAGCGATACCACTATTTTGAGCGAATTGAACCTGACTTTGTTCGAGAAGGGCTACGTCTGCGGCATTCTTTAGAAAGTTAAATGCGGCAGATAAAGCGAATACACTGGCTGCAAAAGTTGCATAAGCGCCTACTAAGCCACCCATACCTTGAGCCATTTTTGAAAAGTTTTTTGTACCGTTTGCAGAAGCCTGAGCAGCACCTTTGAGATTACGGTCTGCAGTTCTGGCACTTTTTGAAGTTTGATCGAGTGCGGCTGCGGCTTTAGTTGCATCTTTCCCAATAGCTTTTAAGCTACCGTCTTCCATGACTTTAAACTTTACTGTTATTGTATCTGCCATTAGCCTTTCACATTATGGGTGTACTGTTTTCCACCGCTCGCAGACTTTCTTTCCTCTGCCTTTCTTTTTCTTTCTGCTTTATCTGAGTAGTGCTTGACTATTATTCCTTCATACATTTTCATTATGTATAAAACTTCTGCTTTATCTTCTACATCGAACAACTCAAATAAGTACTGTAAATTATTCCAGGATTTGCCCATGTACTGTCCCGACATTCCTTCGAATCTATCTTCAAGGTAGCTGAATATAAAAAATGCCACTTGGACCTCAGAGGGAAAGTCTGAGATCTCGAGCGGCATCTTATTGGGGTCTGGCTCTTGTCCAAGTTGCTCACATATAGATAAGTATTTATCTATGTCAATGGATTGATCGTCTTCTTTTACGAATCTTTCAAGTAAACCCCGTATCTGGCTTACTTGTTTCCAGTAAAATTTTCCAGTTCACTCACAGTCTCTGTAACCCATGTATCAAATACGCCAGAGTTCTTCATAAGTAATTCGGAATTTTCTTGTGTGTGAGGCAATACATCATCTGCGTCAAGTGCCGAGACATCTACCAATAGAAGCTCTTCTAGGTAACGATACTTCAGGCCTGACCATCCTTTGATTACTGCCTTGCAATACTCTACTAAGAATTTATCCTCATCTAGAATTTCTTCAGGTTGATGAGTCTTTTTATTGAACTTGTTAGTTATACACTTCTTTCGTAGTTTTACTAGTTCTTCTCGTGCTAAATAACACAATTCTACTGACATACCTTTAAAGCCGGGGAAGTCAATTGCTACGGTTTTACTAGGGGTCATAAGACTCGCTAGTGAAATTGGTTGGGTTTCGTTCATTTTATATCCTTTATTGTAAAGTTGTCTAAATAAAACAGGGGTGAAAAATCACCCCTGCTTCGATTTTCTATTTCATAGTATAGTCGAAATGACCTCCTATGTCAAGAATTATTTTTTTGATGCCTCTATTACTGAGAAGTAATGCCCTTATAGTGAACTTTCACTTCATCCGCAGTAGAGATACTTGTTGGCAGTGCGTGGAAGTTTAACTCCATACCAATAACATCTTCAACTGTGTGGCTTGGAATTTCCAAGTGCGCTTTAGGACACTCGAACTCAATACCAGGTGCAGCATCTGCTCCGCCTACTTGTAGCTTGAGAGAGAACGAGTTAGTTTCTTTATCGCTTTCAAGACGTAAGTCTTCCATAAGATCAGCAGAAGCTGCGGCATTATGGTCTAGATAACAAGTTACGCTACCTGAAACAGAACGAGTACCCATTACGTGGCCTAGAGGAATATTTACAATACCTAAGCTAGAAGGAGTTACATACTCAACGTTGTTCGTAATAGTAACACTACCGCCTGTTAATACTAAGTTATAAGTAGCAAGTAGGTTACCTGCTGCTGAAGTAGTAAGAGCAAGAGTACTTAAACGGTTACGAATAAAGTTAGCAGTGTTAGTAAGCTCTCCAGCAGTTACTTCCAAAGTACTAACAGTAGGTGCGCTAGAAGGCTCTTTGATTTGCTTAGCCATTCCTGACCAGTTCAAAGTAGCAATCCCGTCAATATCAAAATCAGCCTGACACTCATTAATTGTAGCATCTTCTAATTCGTACCAAAGATCACTGCCGCCATTTGCTGGGAACTTAAAGTAAATAGTAGCTGTTGGGAAGGTCAAAAGGTTAGAGCTTTCAAAGTCAATAGTTGCCTTAGTAGCTGCATTATTGATAACATCAGTCCACTTGTCTGAAGTAGCATCGTACTCAGCGTGCTCTGCACCTGCCATCATTGCCCAAAGAACTTCTTCTACTGCGTGATGCTCGTCTGCACTTGATACGTCACGAGTAAACGGACGCGCATAAGTAGAGAAGCTCCACTCTGCCGGAGCCAACGAGTCTGTAAATAACTTACGTGCTCGCCTATTAGCATTGGAAGCACCTGCCATTTCTTTGAGGGTTACCTCTGCTGTGTTTGTAGCTTGCGAGAAGCTGAAGCCATCTAAAACTGGAATTTCCCAATATTTGGTTCCAAATTTTACATAGACCTTTACCTCGCGACTTAAATGTAAAGAATTTGCCATAGTTAATCTCCTATGATTATCTTGAAAAGGCTAGGACGTGAACGTTTGCTCGTGCCTGCATTTTCTAGTAACGAACTTCTATAAGTATTTCTCCTACTCCTAGAGGTTCTAGTACACCTTCGTCAGTATCTATACTGATTATTGTGATTTGTTGTGTATACTGAACCGCACCTGTGCGATCAATATACGTTAAACGAGAGTTATCTTCTAATACAGTTTCTACATCTTCTAGTAGTTCATCTAGTGCTTCTACTGCATCTTCTGCCTGTACATAACAACGAAGAGTTACCGAAAGAAATCTATCTTTATAACCGCCCCCTTGATACTCTCTTGATTCTGATCCAGCATTTAAGTGTATTGCTGGAAATTCTTCTACTTCATCCCAGAATTTTAAACGAGGAGAAACGTTCTCATTCACATCTGATAGAAAGGAACCAGACCCGTCGATATCTTTTAACCTCTCAACAAGAGCAGCAATAATACCAAGTCTTCGTGTTGTATATTCTCTTGTTCCCATTATACTCTCCTAGTGTAAAATCTTCCGATTGCAAACTCTGCCGCAATCTCTCTTATAGATTTGTCAATCAGATCTCTTGGATCTCTGTTTCCGTCTGCCCAAGGGGGTGTGCCTTCTCCTTCTTCAAATACTTGATAAGGGTTCTTTTGGTATGTATATCCAAAACTAGGAAACCCTTGGGGCGTGGGCATCACATCTACTACTTTTACACTATCTGCGAATCTTCCTGTCCTATTAACAAGTCTAGGGGTTGACATATTTTTTCTAACTGTATCTGGTAGTTTCTTATTTAGCATTGCTACCATTGCCAAAGGTTGAGAAGCTGCCGAGCTTTTTGCTTTTGACTTCTTCTTTTTACTTTTTAGTCTTTTTGAACTTAAAGCTACTGAGGCAGATACTTTTGCACCTTTGCCTTTACTCTTAGTTTTAGTTTTAAGCTTTACTGGCTTGCTTTTAACTTTGATACCTTTCTTACCTTTAAAATTATCAACAAGTACTGCCGCTGTTTTCTCTTTTAAGGTGGAAGACCCTTTCATATCTAAAAGGTCAGGAGTGAGTTCTCCTATAAATTTTCTAAATACTGCTTTTACTGCTTTCTCTTCTACAGAGTCTTTTATATTGTCGGTGCCTGATTGAAATGCAATAACAGAAACATAATTTGCTGTAAGCTTACCTTTCTTTGTTACTATCTGTTCCCCATCAGTAATAAGTCTTTTTATCTCTCTATGAGATATGCTATCTATGTTGCCTGATCTAAATTGCCCTTCTAAGTTATACAGAAGGAGCTTCTTAGTTGCAGGGTCTAATCCCGAAACAGAGGAAGCTATCTGAACCTGAGAAACTGCATTACCTCTTGCTCCGTGACCTTTGTGAAGATTCTTAGATACTGTTTTTGAGTCTGCATCTGAGATGGCTCCGCTTGCTACTAAAGTTTTTAACATAGTATTCTTAATAGTAGTAATGGATCTAGAAAAACTACTTACTATGAACATATCAGTATTTAGAGTATAAGGTAATCTTATCTCTGGTAACTTAGCAACTATTGCATTGTACCTTCTCTTATTTCTTGTCTTAAAATTACTTTGTAGCTTTTTAGCGTGTTTCTGCGCTTCTTTTAAAGCTTGTGCTAAGTGAGCAGCTTTCGGTTTATGTCCTGTGGAAGCTTCTATTACCTGCTGTAATTCTTTTGTATCTGTTAAAATTAAAAGCTGTCCTCTTTGACGAGTTACAGCTTTACGGGCTTCTGCATCCAATTTTCTAAGCAGAGGCTTTGTGAATTTTCTGTCAAAAGCCTGTCTACTCATTAAAAGTTCTTATACAGATCCAAGACTCTTTTAATATGATCAGGAAACGCTACATTGTTTCTCTGACTTGAAGAAGAGTTGTTTTGAATGCTAGCGCCTTGAAGTGTCTGACGCGCTTTATGCTCGTCTTTTACATAGTAAGTAATCAAATCAATAACAGCAAGTTGTAAATCTTTAGGACACTCTGCGTATCCTGCTTTATAGGTAATCTTTACAGCACCAGGGCCTGTAGGCCAGTTTTTTCTAGTACCGTCTGTGGTAACTCGATATACACTATCAGTTCCACCATCTACATAGTATTCTGTGGAAGGTACAGTAGCATATGCTTTACTGAAGTCTTCTCTTTCTTGTACGGAAGTAATACTTACAAAAGGACTCTCTGTAAGTTGAACGAAGTTTGTAGACCAGTTTATACTAAACTCTTCTGCTTTGTCGCTAGAGTAGTGATCTACAATCGTTGTTCCGCAGTAAGTTTTTACTAATTGACTTACGGCAGTAATTAAAGAATTGATGCGAGCATCTTCCTTTGTGCTCTGAATGTTTTCAGAGGTTTTATATTCATCTAATGTGATTAAATTTGCCATAAGTCCATTACTAAAAACTTAAGGGGAGCGAACTCCCCTCTCGTTTTGCTTTTAAATTAAGCTACGCAGTCAATCTTAACTACAGGTTCGTTACCAGTCGCACCGGCTACTAGCTCTTCAAAGCCTAGGGCTTGTGAAGCAACTACTACGTTGCGCTGATTACCAACTTCATAGTCAGTCTCAACAGTTACGCCACGTAGACGTGGGATAACATAGTTACGTGAGTTAACAGCGAAGGCTACAGGTACACCAGCACCTTCAGTAGCGAAGCTGTCAGATACGATTACAGGTGAACCGAATACAGATCCGATTTGACCAGTGATCTTAGTTGCCAGATCAGAACCTACATCAGTAACGTCCTGGAAGCCTGCATCTTCGATAAGTTCGAAGTAACGAGCTTGTGACACGATGTATGCAACATCAGCAGGGTTAACACCATACTTACCCATAGCTTTACGAGCAGTAAGGAGGCCAGCTGCAGTCAATGTAGCTGAGTTACCTGCGGCGATTGAAGCGCCATCGAGGTCGATGCTTGAACCACTAGCTGCGGCATAGCCGTCAAGACCAGTGATAGAACCTGAACCGTTGATGATAGCGTTATCAACAGCGCGAGCGTGAGCACGTGCTACTGAGTCAACAAGCATAGGCATTAGGTTGATAAGAACTTGCTCATCTACGTTGTTGTCCATGAAAGTCTGGCTAATCAAACGATAAGCGTTCAAGATTACCTGTGAAGGCTTGAAAGTGTTGTCTGAAGCACCACGGTTTTCCAAGTTACCTGCTGCAGCTGCACCAGTTTGGAAAGTAGCGGCCTCTACGTCAGGCTGGATTGGCATTACAGTAGCAGCACCATTCACCTGAATCTCACGGAACAGACCAGCTGTACGCAAGTTTAGAGTAACTTCTTTTTCGATTTGACGAGCAACTTCTTGATCGATGTCGCCAGCGTTGCTAGCATAGTCGATACCAGCTTTTTCCATAACGCCACGAGCAAAATCAGTGTCCATGCCCTTGCCAGTCATAGTACCAAGCAATGAAGCGTGCATGAAGTCTTTGCCCCACTTAGTAACGTCGCCTTTTTCAGAACGGTCACCGAAAGTACGCTTGCTGTTACGCATAGCTTCGATTTCAGAAGACTTCTCTTCTAGTTCTGTTTTGAATGATGCGAGTACTTCGTCCATCTTAGCGTCCTTTTCAGTCAGCTTAGCTTCGAAGTTGCTCATTAGTGATTCAACGCCAGACTGAATACCAGTCTTAACTTTGATTTCTTGTGCTTCAATAAATGAAGCCTGTTCAGCTGCTTTTTCTACTTCTGCTTGCTCAGCTGCTTTTTGCTCGGCTTGCTTCATAGCAATCTTAGCAGCTGTGTCTTCAGCTACCTTCTTTGCAAAAGCTTCCAAGTCGATGTTTTGATTATCCATCTTGATCTC